ATGAGGTCTCAAGTACCTCCCCTTTCCTACCCTCGAAAAGGACACGAAAAGACTGGCTGCTCAACCTTGTCCTTCCCCCAATCTCACCGTTCTTGCAGATTGAAAATAGAACGTGATATGCTTTACGAAACCATATTACTAGGTAGTGGTGCCGGAGCTGGCTTCCTGTCTAGCAAAGCTGGCTTGGCTCTGATCGAAAAATGCAGCGAGGCCATGGGCGGCCTGCTCAAACCTTGGCAGATAGTGCGAATGGCTAAGGCTGAGGGCCAAGCCAGCATCATTAAAGCCGAAGCGGATGAAGCTATAAAGGAACTGGCTTTACGCACGCAGAACCGCCTAATTGCTCAAGGAATGCAAGAGCAGCAAAATATTGAGACCACAATTTTAAAATCACTGCCTAATCTACAGGAGTCAGCCACCCCTGAATATATTGATCAAGATTGGTTGGCTCATTTCTTCGATAAGACCCGGCTCGTTTCCAATGAACAGATGCAAGACCTCTGGGCCCAGGTGCTAGCAGGAGAGGCAAATGCACCGGGCTGCTACTCCCGTCGAACCATTGAGTTCTTATCCACCATGTCTCAGCAGGAGGCCATGTGGTTTCGTCAAGCGTGTTCCTTTATCTGGAAAGACCTTGACACACAACAGCTATACGTAATAGCTGATCTAAGTCAAGAAGAACCATTACCAACTGGTATAACAGTTGAAAACTTTAAACACCTAGCTGATATCGGACTTTTTACTATTGCCGCTTTTGGGGCAAACGTCACCCCATATTATCTAAATAAGCCAAGCGTCAGAATAGAGAACAACGATGTTAGATTGGAAGTCAAAGCTCTTGTAGCTCTGCCTGTCGGAGATGCGCAAATGACTAATATCGGGCGTGAGTTATATACGATATGCCGCCCAGAAGCCGCGCCTGATCTCCTTGGATACACCCGCAGATACTTGAGCACGAAGTCTGCAGGTAATGTAATTTGTGAACTATAATCCCGGCTACTCGGCAGGGTTCTCTTCTTTAATGAAGTACTTGTGGACCGTACCCACCGGCACGTCGACGGCCGCACTGATTTTCCGGACGCTGAGGCCTGCTGCTTGCAGCTCTCGGATCTGGGCGACTAGCTCTGGAGCCAGGGCGCGTCGGCCGTGCACGTAAACCTCTCCTTTCTCAGTAGCCTTGAGCTTCTTCCGGGCCAAGCCCTGCTTGACGTTTTCGCTCAACCGCTCACTGTAGTAGCCGGCAGCCCAGCTGAGCACCGCTTTCATAAAGTCTTTCATTGGGCCGGCCGTATTGAGCATCGGCTCGGAGTAGCTCCAGAAGCTCACCCCGCACTGCTCCAGCAGCGACGTATACTCGAACACCTTCTCGACTCCTTCGCGGCTAAAGCGGCTTAAGTCCCACACACGCACCAGGTCGAACTTGCGCTTGCTGGCGTCGGCCAGCAGCTGCTGGAAGGCCTTCCGGCTGGACTTGCGGCCCGAGTCCTCATCGACGTACTCCTTTACGACTACGTCGCCTGCGCGCTCGGCTTCGCGGCGCAGCACCAGCAGTTGGTTTTCCGGGTCCTGGTCTTTATCCTGGGTTGATACTCGGGCATATAGGGCCACTCTCATTGATTCTCTACTCCAATGTGCTTATGGATAATGTCCTGTACTATCTGAGAAGACGTTATAATTCTCTTAGCAGAATCATCTAAAGTAGGCCGTAACTCCTTGAATTGATTTTCAAACTCCTCAAACGTGATGGCATTATTCAGGTGCTTACTTATCAACATGATAAAAGCCATGCATATATTCGAAAGCGTATCATTGAACTCAGCCAGAGGTCCTATGTCAGCAAGTGGGATAAAGAACGAAACGCATACGTAAGTACTTGTCAAGTTCTCGTGTGCGGCTAACAGCCCACCCACTAACTTTTCTAGCTTTTCATCATCAGTGTTGATTACTACTGGAAGGGTGTTTAGTCTGGCAAACATTACCCCAACAGCATTGGAGTAGTGCTTTATTTCTGTGTTGCGGATTGCTAACAACCCATTGTACCGAATCTCTTCTCGCTTAGTACGCCTGTCTAATACAATCTTCACTATGGCAACTGGAATACTTGCCAACACTACAATCTGAGACCAGTACTTAAATGCGTAATTGAACACCTCTTTTGCTGACATGGGACAAATATGTGCAATATGACAAGTATCTCTTTCAGTAGAAGAGAATCAATGCCTCATTATTGAGCATCTACCGGTGTTCAGAATACCTGTCCGAAAAAGCCCCCAAGAAACAGCGTTTTTTGGGCTTCAGGAGGGTCGCTAAAAGTGTTCAGAAAAGAACTCTAATCCGAACACCACTTAGCCGGTAATTCCGTTGCCGCGCTGGATCTGTTTCACCACATCGAGGTCCTTGTTCAGATCAACTAGGTCCTGCTGCACCACCTGCAGCTCGCGAGCCCAAGTGCCGACTTCGTTGGCATAGTGCTCTTGGCCGGCCACCAGCTGCCGGAGCAGGCTCACCACGTCGCCCGAGCCCAGCAGCTCCACGTCCGGATCCACGGCCTGGCTACTGCCCTCGGTGGTGGGGCCACCGGTGATGAAGCCCCGCTGGCGCCGGGCCTCCAGCCACTGCTCCATCTGAGCTACCTGCGGGTCAGCCCGCATCCACTCCGGAATCACGTACTCATTCTCGTGCACCACGCCGGCCACGGCGAAGCCATCCTGGTCGATGAGCTTGCCGTTGGGGCCCACCTGCAGGCCGGCCAGATCCAGAGGCCCACCCCCGCCGCTGGTGCGGCCACCGGAGCGGAAACCCATGCCCATGATTTTACCAATCTGCACGGCCGCCACGCCGCCGGCGAATAAGTTAGCCCCGATGGTATAGGCCGTGCCGATGGGAATCGACACCGGCGGGGCCATGGCCGAAATCTTGGTGCCCGTTTCGGTATTGACGGCAATCTGCTTGGCCAGGCTAATGCCGACCTCAGCCGCCGCCATGGTCTTTTGCACGACCACGGCCGCTTTATAGATGGCGGACTTCTTGCCGAAGATTTCCGCCAGCAGGTTTATCTCCCCCTCACCCAGCACCTTTTTCACGGCACTCACCAGCTGCTCCGCCTTGACCAGGTCCTGGTCGAGGTTCTTTTTCTTGGCGGCATACTCGGCCTGCTCCTTGAGCTTGTTGGCATTGGCTTTCTTATACTCGGCCGTTTCGGCCCCACTTTTCTCCTTGAGCAGCTCTAGCTCCCGCTCGTGGGCGGCCAGCTTCACGGCGTACACCGCATCCTGGTAGGCCCACTCATCCAGTACGCCGTTGGCCAGCTTCAGCTCCAGCGCTGCCAGTTGCTCCTCCGCTTCGGCCGCGGCCAGCTCCAGCTTTTTATCGATAGCCTCCTGCCGGCGTTTCTCCTCTTCCTCGGCATGCTTGTCGGCCAACTCGCGCAGCTGCAGGTCCCGCTCCTCGACGATGGCTTTCACTTGCTCCGTATAGTCCGCTTCCGAACCTGTGAGCTTCCGGACCCGGTCGGTGGCGGCATCGAAGATTTTCTGCTGCTCCAGTATGCGCCGGGCCTCCGCATCGGAGACTTCCCGTTCCCCCAGTTGGTTGAGCAGGGCATTGCGCCCTTCCATTTCCTTACCCTCAGCCTGAACGAAGCGCTTGATATCATTCAGGCGGTCCTGATCTACCTTGTCCCGCGCCTCCTTGGCTTTTTTTCGGGCTGCTTCCGCATCCTTCTCGGCCTTGGCTTTGTCCGACTCGGTCATGCCGTCGCCACCAGCCGCCTTCGTAGGGCCCTCCGGAGCCTCGGCCCCACCCGACGTCGACGTGCTGCTGGCCGCGGCACGCTTGGCCGTCGCATCGGCAAATGCCTTGGTATAGGCATCGCCGGCCGCCTTGCCGATATTCTTGAACTCGTCGGCTGCGCCGCCGAAGTCCCGGTCGAGGATTTTGCGCCAGGCCCGGCCGATGGTACCGAACGAACTCTCAGCTGCAGCGGAGAAGCCGGCGAAATACGCCGGGCCGTTGCTGAGCAGCTCAAACAGGGTGCGGATAGGCAGCGTCATCACCGTCAGCGCAGCCCGGGCCACCTCCGACGACTTGGCCCAGTCGACGAAGCCGCGCACCAGGTCGGCCACCAAGCCCCAGAGCAGCTTGGTGGGTACCATCAGGAGCCGGAACACATTGCCTAGGGCCTCGCCCATGGATTTGGCCGAGAGGCCCTCTTTCGAGACCAGGCCCAACGACTCGCCCAGCTCGACAAAGGCATCCCAGATTTCCTGCACCGGGGCAACCAGCTCCTTGAAGGTAGCCGCCAACGAACCCAGCAGCGCATAGAGCACCGTCAGGCCCTTGTTGGTCAGCGTGTCGAGCACGGTGCTGCTGCCTTCGAACTGCTTGGCCAGGTCGTTCTGCACCGAGGCCAACTCCTTCTGGCTGGCCAGTAGGACCTGCTGGCGCTGGGTGTACACGTTGGTGCTGTCGACCAGGCCGTCGACGCCGGTCGACACGTTGCGCAGGGACTTCAAGTACTCCAGGCCCGCATCTTCGCCCGGGCCGCCGAACACGTCGGCAATCACGGTTTGCAGCTGCGAGGCCGGAATCTTGGTGTCGTTCATCTGCTGCGACACCTTGCGCAGGGCCTCCACCGAGCTGAGGCTGCCGTCGTTAACGCCGTCGAGGATTTCCTTGGTGAATTCGGGCCCGAAGGCGGCATACATGGCGTCCTTGGTGGACTTGGTCTGCTCCCGGATCCGCAGGCCGAACTCTTTGACCACGTCGGCGCCCTTGTCGGAGAAGATGCCGGTGGTCACCGACTGCGAAATCACGCCGATGGCTTCGTTGGCCGAGAGGCCGGCGGCCTTGAACTGCGGCGCGTACTCCTTCACCTGGTCGAGGAACTCGCCCGAGGCGTCGGCGCCGCTCAGGAAGCCCTGCTCGATGAGCCGGATGGCCTCCTGCTGGGAAATACCCATCTGCTTGCTCAGCGTGTTGCTGGCTAGGAGCACTTCGTTGAAGTCCTTGTCGAAGGTCTTGGCCACGGCCGCCACGCTGGTGCTCAGCTCGTCGAGCTCCGCCCCAGTGGCGCCGGTCAGCGTGTTGATCTGGCTGCGCAGGTCCTCGAACTCCTTGACCGTCTGGGCAATTTCGGCGCCCATTTCCTTCACCACGTCGACGGCGGCTTCCAGGCCGACGCCGACGCCGGCGAAGGTCAGCGCGTCCTTCATCGTGAAGCCCTTCTCGGCCGTTTCGCCCATTTCCTTCTTCACACCGTCGATGCGCTTTTGCAGCTCCTGGTAGTCCCTGAGCAGCTTGGCCCGGCCCGGGTCGTCGGCCGACAACTCGTGCAGCTGCTGCTCGAGCAGCGCGCCGGCGGCCTTCATGTCCTTGAATGAGGCCGACACCTTCTGCCCATTCAGGACTACCTCCCGGTTTTCCTGGTTAAGCTTCTCGGTGGCCAGTTGCAGCTGACGCTGCTCCTCGGCCAGCTCCTCGGTCGTTTTGATAATGGTGCGCTGGGCCATGCGGGCTTCCGTAATGCGGGCCGTGAGGCGCGCAAAATCATCTTGGAGCTTGGCCCGGCCCGGGTCGTCGGCACTCATTTTTGCCAGCTGGTTGTTCATCAGGCTGGCACCGGCGGTCATTTCCTTAATGCTGGCGTTGGGCTGTACCGCATCCAGCAGGATTTTTATCTTCCGCTCTTCGCTATTGTCTGCCATGGTCTTAGAGGCTCTTGCGGCCGTTTTCTAGCTCCGAAATCTTCCGACCGACCTCCAGCAGCTCCTGCACGGACTGGTCAAACTCATCGGAGCCTACTTCGATCTGCTGCAGGTTTGTGGTCAGCACCTTCTGGGTGATGCGCAGGCTGCGCAAGGATTGGGGGTGTGGATGTTGGTTCACGACGTCACTTAAAGGTTGATGTGGGTAGTTTCAGGCAGCGCATCGGTCACGGCGCTGATCAGGATGGTGCCGTGCAGCTCACTCATCAGCTCGGCCAGGCGCTTGGTCTGGTAGGCCAGCTCCTTCGAGTACCACTTGCGGGCCTTGCGCTCGTGGCGCTTCAGCCGGCCGCGGCTGGTGCGGATCCGGTCGTAGCCGTCATCGGCCTTGCGCACGCCCTGGCCCATGCCCCGGCCCACGCCCATGTCGACGAACTTGCCATACAGGGCATAAGAGAGCTGCAGCTGCAGGCGGCCGTCCGCCGAGCCGATGACCTGCTTCTTGAAGCTGGCCAGCAGCGCACCGGTGTCCTTAATCTTGAGCTGGCGCATGTTGGCCTGGAACCGCTCGACAGTGATGTCGAGCCACTGCAGAGCCAGGGCGTGCTCGGAAAGGTGCAGATCTGGGGCGGTGCTCATAAGCGAATGGATCGGTAAGTGAAGCGGGCCGTCTCCAGCCGGCTGGCGGTGGGAATGCTCAGCGAGATTTTCTGCCAGAGGTACTTGCGCATCCCGACCATTTCCTTGCGCGCCGGCGTGAGCGTGAGCAGGTCGGCCACGTCAAACTGCATGGTGCGCTCCGACGTGCTGGCGCTGTCCAGGAAGCTCAACCAGGCTTGGTGGTGGCGCTGGTAGAGCCCTTTTGGGCCCGCCCAGTGCAGCGTATCGGTGCCGATGCTGGTACCGGCCCAGGTCTCGGCGCCGCTGGTTGCCAGCGGGTAGAGGGCCCCGGTCGAGTCGGGCTGCAGGCCGCGGTCGAAGAGCAGCATCAGGCTGGCCCGGCTCTCCGGGCTCAGCTCGTACACGTCGCCGGCGCCCGGGGCCGACACGGCCGGCGTGAGCCACTGGCGCACGGTGGGCTGGAGCAAGTCCTTGCCCTTGACCATGTGCAGAGTGCCGGCCCCGCAGTCGACGACGGTTTTGCCGGCGCCCACCTTGAAGGTGCTCCAGCTTGTGTCGAGCGTTTTATTGAGCTCGTCGTCGAGCAGCTCCAGCTTGAGCGTGAAGCCCAGGCCCTCGGCCGGCGTCGTGCGCGCTACGCCGCCCACCCGGTCGATGTAGCTGTGGTCGGCCACCACGTCGCTGAGCCGGGTGATGAGCAGCTCGTTGCGCACCGGGTTGAAGTCGTAGCCCAGGCCCAGCAGTTTCTGCAGGGCAATCAGGAATTGGCCCGGGCCCATGTCGGGCACGTGCCGATTCAGCTGCAGCTTGCCGAAGAGCGTGGGCGTGGCCACCCGGTCGGAGTACACCACCAGCTTCTGGGCCTCGGCCGAGTCCAGCCAGGGCCCGCTGACCGAGTAGCCCAGGGCCGCCATCACCCGGCGCAGCAGCGGAATCAGCCGCAAAAACGGGGTCAGAAAGTGGGCGTTCGGGTCGGTGGCGGCCAGGTAGGCGCCGTTGCGGTAATAGTTCAGATAGCCTTTGTAGAGCGGGTTTTTCTCCCCGAAAAAGGCCGTATTCTGCACTACAGGCATGGCATAGTCCGCCGCGGTGGCCGTCACCACCCAGGGCACTTCGCCCAAGTCCATGGTGGCCAGTGACAGGCCCTCGATTTTGCTTTGCAGGTCGGTGGCGTCGGCCACGAAGTGGTACTGGAGCAGCTCCTTCTCCTCGTCGAAGTCGCGGTACACCAGGCTGCCCCGACGCCAGAGCAGCTCCTCGATGAAGAACAGCACCGGCTCAGGCTCCACCTTCTGCCCCTGCTCGGCCCGGATGTGCGGGAAGTTGAGGCGGATGGCGTTGTTATCCGTGAGCGGGATGGTGAACGGGTACGTAGTGGTGCCTGGTACCGAGTCGAAGGAAAAGAAGGAATTGGCCAGCTCCAGGGTGATGCTGCCGGCGGTCAAGTCCAGGCCGCCGGCAGCCGTTTCGAGGCGAATCATAACGCGCCCGAGTCTGGCCCCACCGGCAGCACCGGCTGGCCCGCCGGCACCTGCGGCAGCAGGGGCGTGAAATAACTCTCCCGGGGCAGGTAGAACTCCAGGTCCAGCGTCTGGATGGTTTTGCCCTCCGATACGATGGGCACCTGCTTGGCTTTGAGGTAGCCGGCCACCCAGCGCGAGCCGTTGCGCAGCAGCACCCGCCGGCTGAGCAGCAAGTCCTGCAGGCCCAGCATCGTGGCCCGGGTCAGGTGCACGCCGCTGGCCAGCTTGAGCACGGGGCGCAGCTGCCGCTTCTGCACGGCCGTGTCGCCCTGTAGTGGGTCGTAGTCCAGGGCCAGGGCCAACTGGGCTTCCTCACCGGTTACCTCGGCTTCCTGGTCGGCCTCGCCGGTGGCCACGTAGGTGTTATTGCCGCCCAGCGAGTTGGCGTACAGAAGGTAGCGCCGCTGGGCCACCGGTAGCCGGTCGAGGACATAGTGCCGTTTTTCACTCAGTGGCACGCCATCTTCATCGACGACGGACACCTCCCAGCGCACGACTTGCTTGCCCAGCTTGTCGCTCAGGCCCAGCTGCTGGTAGCCCGCCGGCAGGCAATAGATTTCAAACAGCCCGGCCCCGAACACCGTGTCGAGCAGGAAGGACTCCTGGCTGTTATCGGTATAGGTCACGACGACGCGTGGGGCAAAACTGGTCACCTCAGCCGAGGGCACCAGGTAGTAGAGAAACTCGGGCTGGTCCACGGCCGCCGGCTTAGGATTGACGTCCCAGGTCAGGAAGGGCTTGACGCCACTGAAATAGCTATTGAACCAGGTGCGGGTCTGCTGCTCGGTGAAGTTGAGGCCACCCAGGGCCACGTAGTTCCGCGCCACCGTTACCGAGCCGCTGCGCACGGGCGGGTTGCCGTACACCTGCGCGTGCTTGAGGTAGAAGCGCCGAAACAGGCTGTCGGCCCGGGTCACGGTGTTCTGGCCCGGAGCCGGCACGTGCGGCTGCAGGAACTTGGCCAGCAGCTGTTGCACCTGGAAGGTCGTGCGGCCGTCGCGGTCGGCGGGCTGCTCGAGCACGGTGCCCACCAGCTCGAAGTTCTCGCTCAGATACTCCTTTTCCAGAAACACCTCACAGACAAACGAGAGGTTAGGCTTGGTGCTGGGGTTGGCCCGGTAGGCGGCGCCGGCATCGAGCTTCAGCGTGATAGGGTTGCCGCTCCAGAAGAAGTTATTCTCGATGATGGTGAACGTCACCGTCTCGGCCGTGCAGCCCTGGGCGTCGGTCACGATGCAGGCGTAGGAACCGGCGCCTAAGTCCGGGCGGTCGGGCGTGGTGGGGCCGTCGTCCCACAGGAAGCTGTAGGGCGGCACCCCGCCGGTGACTTCCACACTGGCCGAGTTCGGCGTTTTACGCAGCAGCACCAGCAGCTGCGGGCTCTGCCCGACGACCACCTGCACCGTGACCTTGCTGCTGTTGGCATCAGTCACGGTAACCACGTAGGTGCCCGCCGTGACCAGGCTGCGGTCCTTCGTCGTTGGGCCATCGGCCCAGGCATAGGTCCACACACCAGTGCCGCCGCCAGGCGTCACAGTGATGGCGCCCGTGGCGCTGCCAAAGCAGATGGCCTTGGTGGGCACGGCCGTAGCGGTGAGCACCACTTCCTGCACCGTGAAGCCGCCGGCGCCATCGTGGAAGTAGCCGTACCAGGTGGCTCCAATTGCCTCGGAGAAGAAGGGCACGTCCAGCGGCCAGCTGAAGTCCTCGGGTGGGGCTTCGCCGACGGCATCGTTCTGGAAGAAGGTGTTGCGCCCCTGATCGGTGACCTGGTTGGTAAAGAGGACCTTTTTGGAGGCCGTGTTGAACTCGTAGCGGTCGGCAATAAACTTGCTGCCGTAGTCCGCTCCGTTGTCGCCCTGCCAGGTGCCGTCGCCGAACCACTGCAGTTTTATGCGAATCATTGCCATCGGTTAGAAAGTAAAGGCGTCTGGCTTGTAAGCCAGCGCGGCCGTTGCCGGCGTGGTGAATTCAAAATCCAGGCGGGTGCCGTACCAGGTGCCGTCGCCGAGCGGGCCCAGCGACTCGCTGGCCAGGCTGCCGGGCGTGATGCGCACCTTCACCTGGCCCTGCAGGGCATGCTCGATGGCGCCCATGATTTCCTCGGCCGTCTGCTCCGTGTCATCCAGCGCCAGCTCGATGGCGTCGTTGTCGGTGGCGCTGGGCACTTGCTGGAGCACCATAAAGGCACCATGGCGCACGCGCTGGCGGTTGTCGCCCTGGTTGTCGCGGTAGTCGGTCACGCAGGACTCGGCCACGAGCACATGGCTGCCCGCCGGCGGCTTGACCTTGCCGGTGCGGCCGATGACCTTGGTCAACTCGTGCATTTCAGCCTGGCGCTGATAGGGGTCCTGCGCGACGATAATGCGGGCAAAGCGTGACAGCGCCGCCGTGTGCTGGATGCGCTTGTGAGTCATGGCCAGCTGGCGAAGCAGGCCCACGTATTGGGAGTGGCGTAGAAGCATATTCTTAGCGTTTGGCGTCTTTGAGCTGTTTTTTGTAGTCGCGGGCCGCGTCCTGCATTTCGGCCATCAGGGTGCGCAGGTGCTGGCGGGCGGTTTGCTCCAGCGTGCCGAAGGCGCCGCCACTGAGCTTGCGTAGCACCCGGCCCCAGTCGCCATCCTGCTGGGCGCCGACCTCCTGCTGCTGCACATCGAAGACTTCCGGGAACTCCAGCTCGAGCTGGGCGCGGCAGCCGCGGTACCAGGTAGTGATGGCCAGCTTCTGGTCGTCGGGCAGGCGCTGGAGCTTCTCGGCGAAGTACTCCAGGCGGTGCTCGTTAAAGGCTTCGCGCTGGTCGCCCTGCCAGCGGGGGTCGCTGGGTCCGAGCCCAGGCACGACCGGCCGGTAGAGAGCCGCCAGGAACAAGTGCAGGGCCTCAGCCGATTGGCAGGTAGCCCAGGCCCGGAAGTAGGTATCGGCGAAAATGAACTCGCCGAAAAGCACGTTGCCCAGGCTGCTCTTTGGGCCCGCATACCGGGTGACGCCCACCCGTACCACCGGCAGCAGCTGCTGGGTGAACAGCTGCTGCTCGTCGAACACGAAGTCGGTGACGCTGTAGAGCTGCACGCACTGCACGGCCGGCAGCTGGAGCAGCGTGGCTAGTGGCGCGCCGCTGAGCACGTGCAGCAGCTGCAGCGGCCGGGGCAACTTGCCCTCGGGGCCGTAGAGCACGCGCACCAGGTGCAGCAGCTGGGCCCGGGTGAGCTCATTCCAGGTGGTGGGCACTTTGTAGGTCGTGCCCCAGATTTGCAGGGTATCCATGGGGCAAAGCTGCCGCCGGCTACCTCGGGTAAAAAGGACACAAAAAAGCCCCACAGCGCGGGGCTGTGGGGCTTGTCATTAGCCAGATCTTCCGAAAAGCGAGGAGTTCACGAAACTCATCGCAACTCTAGGTTTTCTGTACTTGAAAGGTGAACCAGTTTCTTGAACTCAAACTGGGCCATAGGACCACTTTGCTATGCCCGTAAGAGTGCATGAGCAGTAGTTCAGGAAAAGGAGCGTCTGATAGTGGAATTACATAGTTACGAATAGCGAAGAAGCCCCACTATTCTTGCAGTGCAGCACTATTACTCCACTTTGTAAGAGTTGTTGTCGAACATTAAATCGACAGAATTACTCCACCAGGTCTTCTTACTATCCTTATCCTGGATGCCATGCATAGAAGAAGGAAAATAAGGGACTTCCTTAAATCCGAAGCGAACGGTACTGACAAGGCGCTTATAGGACCCTGCTGCATACGCAGCAAGCTGCTCGGCCTGGGTACGGATAAGGGCAGCGTCCTTTGATATAAACCCGTAAAAAACGAGCTTCTGATAGGGGTTGAGCTGTATTTGAGTAGGGATGTTCTTATCGCATTCACTTCCCCATAAGTATATTCCCTGCCTATTCGTTACCCAATTCTCATCCCAGCCGCAGGACATGATCCAGAACTCCCTCAGGGTGCCGGATGTGTTGCGAACGGTCAGCTTCACAAAATACCCCTCGTCCCCATAGTTTTTCTGGAACGAGAACATAGAAGATTTTCCTTCTCCCGTTATTTCTGCTGTTACAGTCAGATCTTGTGGTAGGAGTACTTGGGCTTGTATTGCCGGGGTAGATAGCCCGATGAATAGTAAGCTTAAGAGCAGCCTGTATAGGAGGGGCATTTTCATCAAATAGCGAAAGGCTTCCACTTTATGGAAAGGGTCCGCTCAAATAAACGCAAAAGCCCCGATATGCAGTTGGGCTTCTTCAGGCAGAAAATTATGTTAGCCTAAATGGTCGTTTAGATCTAAACGAGGACATCTGCTAGGCTGGGGCCTCCCCTATTCGCCCTCGTGCCGAGGCTCGTACTTATCCAAAGCCAACTCCAGAGCCGACACCACTTGCAGCAGCTTACTCTCAGTGTTGCTGAGCGGCGTCAGCGGAAAGATGTCGTAGGCTTGCAGGATTTCCAGGGCCTCTCCGTCACCCACGTAAGCTGGCACTACTCGGGGCAGCCGCAGTGGCTTGAGCACTTCTTCCGCCGCAGTAGGTTCGTCCACATCGCCGAGTGAGTACCGGAACCCGTCGCCGGTGCCGTTGGGGTCTGGATCCGGCTTGCTCTTGAAGCCGATGGGGTTACTGGTTTTCTTGGCCATGGGCGTTCAGCAGTCGGCGGCAAGCCGGGGAAATTGCTGCGAACACCAATGATTCCTAGGAACCCTAAGTATGTGGCTCATCCTGCCACTCTTCTCCCCGGCCGTATTTCGACGGCCAAAGATTCCCAGGCTTCAATCATTCATTGGTAGTTCGCGGTGCGAAGGTAGCAAAGCAAAACGCCCCAACCAGCACGGTCGGGGCGTTTATTTTAGAGCAGCCAGCGGCCGCGCAGCCACTTGTTCAGGCAGAGCAACGTGGCCAGTACTGCCAATACGATAACCAACCAGGGCAGGCCAGACTTCGTGACGGCCGCAGCCTGGGCTCCGTCGCCGGCCGCCAGGGCCCCACCCTTCTGGGCGGCCTTGCGTTGGTCGACGGCGGCAGCCAGGCTGCCGGCGGCCACCGGTGCCTTGCTCTTCCCGACGGCCGCAGCCGTGGCGCCGGCGCCGGCGGCTACGCCACTGTTCTTGGCGGTACTGACGGCCGTGGCGCCGGCGCCGGCGGCCAGCGTGCTGTGCTTGATTTTCACCGTCGTCGGCGTCACGCCGGCGCGGGCTAGGTTCCGTCGCTGTGCACGGGCCCACTTGCGCTTTTCAGCCGGAGTACTGCCCGCCGGCGCCGGCACCAGGTACGCTGGCAGCTGGGCCAGCTCGTCGAGGCTGAGCGAGTCGGTGGCCCTCGTCGACAACGTCGGCACGTCGGCCGGCCGCGGGCGACTGGTGGTGCAGCTGCTCAGCGCAGCCAGCACCATGAGCAGGAACGTAACAAAAGCTTTCATCTACTTTGAAAAGTATAGAGCCAACTCGTTTGCCCGCCGGCGCACCAGGCCGGGCGCTACCTGCTTCTCGCCGGCCTCGTCGACCAGGCCATCCTTATCATCGTCCTTGCGGTTGCGCGTGCCGTCCATCTTGTTCCAGACTTCCCAATAAGGCCGAATCACCGCCTCCGGGGCCCGCTCGTTGATTTTCTTGACCAGGTTAGAAGTGGCAAAACCCGTTGTGCCGATGTTGTAGCACATGGTCACGCAGGCATCGAACTGGTTCTGGGTCAGCGGCACCTTGATGGCGCCAGTGACGGCCGCCTCGTAGCGGGCCAGGTCCTTGGCCAGCAGCGCGGCCGCCTCGGGCTCGGTCAGCACAGCCGTTTTCAGGTGCTCCTCCCCTTTCTGAATCACGTGGCCGTAACCGATAGTCAGAATGTGGGCCGGGCAGTAGTAGGCCTTAGCCATGAACTGCTCCTCTTTTTTGATCAGGGCCAGGCCCTTTACTCCGGTTTTCATGGGGTAACTTCTTCAATGGGTGACGTAACAGTGGTGGCCGTGCTCAGGTCGGCCGGGGGCTCTTTGCTGCGGAACGAGCCAGTTTCTTCCCAGTCCGTCATGCCCTTGCGCAGGAACTTGGGCAGCGGCAGGCCCTGGCCACCGAGCCCGCGCAGGTTCTCGTCAATGGACTTGGCCTCGATGATTAGAATCATTAGGTAGATGGCGAACTTGATGCCCAGCGACATATAGTCGGCCCAGGGCACGCGGCTGCCGTCGATTTCGATGGCGCTGAAGACGTGCGCCACGACGATGCCCACGCCGTAGTCGCGCAGCTTGGTGAACATCTGCCGCATGCCGCGGCTGTGAAAGCGGCCCTGGTGGAAGCTGCGGGCCATGCCCAGCAGCGTATCAATCAGGAAGAGCACCATCAGGAAGGCCAGTGCATTCCAGTCGTTGAACACGAACTTTTCAAACAGGCCGCCGGCCGTGCGCAGGGCGTCAGGAAGTAGTAGCGAAAGCATTAGCAGGCGCGGTAAACGCGGGATTCCGCGGTATTGAGGGGAATGGGTGTCGTCGCCGGCTTGTAGATGCTGCTGGCGAAATACGTGGCGTACCGAGTGGCTGAGGCCGTGCGGTTGAGGAAGGCGCGCATCTTCTCGAGCAGGATGTCGGCCGCGCGCTGCGCCTCGAAGGCCCGGGCCTGGAGCAAGAGGTCCAGGCCGGCATCGGCTTCCTTCTCGTTGGCGTCATCGATGCGGGCCACCATCAGCTCAATGCCGTCCCCGGTCAGGCGCAGGCCCAGCTCCGGGATAGCCCGGGCCAGGGTCAGGCTGGCCAGAGCCGGGCGCATGTAGGTTTCCAGCAGCTCCTCGTTCTCCTCGCTGAGCGTGCGGGTGCGCACCTGGTCGCGCAGCTCCTGCAGAAACTCGTCGCCGAGCTGGGGGGCCAGGATGAAGAGCTCCTGCCGGCGCATCAAGGGCTTGAGGGCTTCGAAGACTGGCCAGCTGGAGCTGATGTTCTCGAAGCGGTTGAACTCCTCGACCGAGACGATGAGCTGCCGGCGCAGCGTCTGCCCCGGGCCCGCGGCCCAGGCCTGCAGTTCCGGGGAACCCTCTCGGCTTTGCTCCAGCCAGTAAAGAAGGTGGCACAAGTCCAGATAGCCCTTGCGCAGCAGCGTTTTCTCCAACTGCTTGGTCTGCCACTGAAAGGCCGTTTTGTGCGTCGTGGTGGACATTATCTGAATGCCGGTGTTGCTCACCGTCATTTGCAGCTCCACCACCACGCCGGCCACGCCCAGGCGGGCCAGCGGCGCCTGCACCACGCGCAGCAGCCGGGCCGCCAGCGAGTCGGCCTCAATGCCGGCATCGTACTGCGCCTGCAGCCAGGCCAACAGCGGGGCGCCCAGCAGGGGCCGCAGCAGCACGTTTTCCAGCCGTTCGATTTCGGGCGGCAGCACGGTAGGAAATTCGTTGTCGTCGATCTTGACGAATTGCGCCAGCTCCTCGGGGGTTTTCAATAACATGGGCCTTAGAATTTGCTGCTGGACTCAGCCGCCTGGTCCAGCGTGTTGATTTCGGTATTGAGGAAGCGGAACTCGATATCCGGGTCCCAGCCGTTGTAGTCGCGCACCAGGTTGAGCGGCTCCAGAATCAGCTGCTGGAGGTAGTAGTGCGTGGCAATGAAGGCGTTGAAGGCCACGCGCTTGTCGGAGCCCGAGCCGGCGCCCATGCCCTTGCCCGGCGAAATGCCCGAAAGCGTGGGGTCCACCTGCAGGGCGGTGTAGATGTGGCTGGCCGCCTCCTGCGAGTCCTCGATGTAAATGCCTGACTTGATCTTGTCGTCGATGGCCGTCACCTTGAAGGCCTGGATGAGCTGCCCGGGGTTTTGCGGGTCGGTGAAGGTGATGGTCAGGATGGACTTGCCCGCCCCCTCAGCGCCGGCCATGGTCTTCTCGAAGTCGGCCAGCTCGTCGCCGATAATCTGCCGGCGGTCTTCGGTCGTTTTGGTATCCCAGTCGGGATATTTCCACTTCCAGTAGCCCTCGTGGGCTTCGATGATGTACTTGAGGCTGAGCTGGTTTTTAAACAGGGCCTTCTTGAACTCGGGAATGGTCTGCGCCACGTCGAGCCAGCCCGACTTGCGGATGCTGTTCCAGGGAATGAGCTGGTAAAGGGCCTGGCCCGGGCTGGGCAGTGACAACGGGTAGACGTACTTGAAGCCCCGGGTATCGGCGCGCAGGCTCTCGGCTACGTCGAAGTAGGGGTCCAGCACCGGGATGCTGGTTGTAAAGCCGTCGCCGGGCTTGGCCTCGGGCCAGTTGGCCGAGTGGTGCAGCAGCGCCGGCACCGCCTCGCCGGGCTTCTGCACCGAGTAGCGGCAGAAGGTGGTGTCGAGCGTAGCCAGGCTCGTGATTTCGCTCCGGTCCTTGCTGAGCACCAGCTCGGGCCAGCCGTTGGCAAAGTTGACCAGGTTCTGAATCCCCTCGAAACCGAAGCGCGGGATGTTGCTGCGCCGAAAAAACGCCTTGATTTCGTCGTTTTTCTCCCGTTTGAAGATTTCGTTGCCCTTGTCGTCGTAGCCCGTAACCTTGCCGTAGACGATGCCCTTGCCGTAAATGGCCCGCGTTTTCCAGTCCAGCACGGGGGGAATGATGCTCGACTTGGAAATTTCGGCCAGCACCTGCTGCGGAAAGTCGTTGTTGGGTCCCCATAGGGCCACGTCGCCGGACTCGCCCTTAGCCACGGCCGTGGTCAGGTCGGCCCCGCCACCTTTGCCCGGGGCGCTGGTGCCGCCCTTGGTGGCGCCCATGGCCCCGCCGATTCGGAACACGGAGCCGTTCAAATACCCGACGTTGCCGCCCGAGTTGAAGATTACCTGCTGCATTTAGAGGATGACGTTGCGGCCGGCTACGGCCACGAGTAAGTAGATATGCACCTTGACCAGCTCGCCGGTGCGCGTATCGACCAGGTTGCGGGTGGCGTTTTCGTAGTGGTTAGGATTCTTAGGCGTCGGCACCGGCACGGGGCACACGTCCACGCCGGCGGCATCTTCCGCCGCAGGGGCGGCGCGCAGCACGGCCTCGGCGGTCCGTTTGCCGGTGCCTAACCGCGCGGCCGGCAGCGTGCCAAACTCGCCGGCTACTTTGGTGCGGCGGTTGGCTTTCACGTACCGAACGGCCACCGGCGCGCCGGCTTCGAGTAGTTCCAGCGCATCCTTTAAGTGAAGGGGGGCGGGTGTTTGCATAGGGGGACAAAGCTGCCCCCGCTGCGGTCCGGCAAAAAGGACACAAAACCACCCTGAGCGGGCTGAAACGAAGCAAAAACCCAATCTCACAGCCAACCGCCTACACGCGCCGGAAAGGGCGATTTTGGGCGTTCAGAGCGTTTTCCAGTCTCACCGGTGTAGCGCCGCACCCCGGCTTGCCCTGTCGCGTTTTGGCAGCTGCCAAGGCCGACTTCGGGGATATCTGTGGGCGAGACGGCTCTCAGGCGACAGCCACACAGGACACAGATGCGCTCGTGCGCACCGAAGTCGCCATCGGCAGTTTATGTGACAGGCATGTGACGCAGGCAAACAAAAAGCCCCAACGCAGGGCGCGTTGGGGCTTGGCTTGTGTGATGGTCACGTGCCTACACGACCAGGGCCCTGCTCCAGTCGATGCCGGCATTGATGACGTCGGTGCCACAGCTGAGCATGTGCAGGTCCACGTTATCGGTATAGTGGGTGGCGTGCTGCGCTGGGAAGCTCTCCTTCTTCTCGCTGGTCTTGACCTTAATGATGCGACCCTTGCTGTCCTGGCTCACCGGGGCCAGAAGCATGGCCTGCACCACGTCCTTGGTGTTGACCTTGTTGAAGCGCATGCGCAGCAGCTTGGGGTCCCGCTCACTGAGCAGGGCCTGGGCCAACTGGTAGCGCGTGGGGTGCCCTGGGATACGACCCAGGCCGAAGGGCTGCACGCGCCATCCCCGGGCCCGCAGGCCCCGCATGAACTGCTCGTTGAGCGTATAGGCGCTATCCGGGCGCCGGGCGTTGCCGTACTCCTCGTCGCTGAGGAACTGCACCTCCTTCTTCAGGTGGGGCTGGTAGTAGCGGCAGAACTCGTCCAGCAGGTCGTCGATAAAGGCGGGGTGCTTGACGTGCATGCCCTTGAGGAAGCGGTACTCCCGCTTGTCCACGTGGGGCTGCCCGACGACCAGGGTGGTAATGCGGGCACCCCAGTCCACCGACACGCGCAAGGCCTGGTGGCTGCGGCAGTCACTGTCACCCAGGCTGGTGGAGAGGTCCTTTTCAAAGCCCTTTTCGCCAAACATGGCCCCGCCGGCCTGCTTGAGCTGCTTCAGGTTCATGTCCAGGCCCAGGATAAAGCTGTCATCGGCGCACTCCTGCACGTGCACGGCCTGATTGAGCTGCGGATAGAAGCCGCCCTCGACCGTGGTGGGCCGCCGGTTCATCATCTCCACCATAAAGGTGAAGTCGGTCATGAACTTGCGCTGGTCGAGCAAATACTGCAGGCCCAGGTTCTGAATGTTGTCGAAGGCGTTGGCCTCCGAGTAGAACGTGCCCTTTTTAGGGGCCGAGGGGAAGTAGCGCACGGCCGCCATCAGCTTCATCACCTCGTCGCGCCAGATGGTCAGGCGCTCCTGGTCGGAGGTGGCATCCAGGAAGCGCACCTGGGCCTCAATCAGCGCATTCTGGCGCTCCACCAGGTCCACGCCCTCCTGCTCGTAATACCGCGACTTATCCAGCAGCCAGCGGCCCTGGTCGCCCCAGGGCATGCTGGAAAACAGAAACACGCCATGATGCTTTGGGTTTTTGCCGAAAAACTGCCCGTTACCGCGGTTGGTGGCCGACAAGTCGGCATCGAGCTTGTTTTTATCGAACAACAGGGCCTCGTCGCCGATAAAGCCGTCCACGTTCAGACCACGTGACGAACTGCCGCCGGCATCGAGCGAGACCAGGTGAAACCCCGTCCCATTCTTGAAAATGATGAAGTGGTCGTAGTTGAGCGGCCCCTCGTGGGGCCGGGGCCAGTTCAGCGTCGCCGGCGGCTTGCGGCCAATGTAGAAATCATGATTCAGGCGGTAGCCCAGCCGCTCCAGCGACGAAATGGTCGAGGGCAGCGTGCGGCTGAGCACCTGCTTGTAGGTCGAGCCCACAATGACCCAGCAGCTGCGGGGCATCGTCTGCACGATTTCGTGAATGTCCCAGGCGATGATGCTCGACTTGCCCGTCCCCCGGCCCCAGAGGCTGATGCCCTCCTTCTTGCCCCGGGCCGTGATGTAGCGCATCTGGGGCTGGTTAAATTTGAGCTTCACCTGATCAATGATCGTCATCCGGATGGGCCTCCTCGCCACGCATTAGGTTTTCCATTTGCTCCACGCCCAGCACGTTGCTGTTGACCGCTTCCTGCAGCAGCTCGTACTGCGCATCCTCGATGGCGTCGAGCTTGCCGATGTCGATGGCATGCGTTTTCGGCCCCCGGGCGCCCTGCACCGTCAGGTTGATGGTGTAGCTCGTGTTGCCGTTGCCGCCGGCGTCCTCGTAGCCCGTATCGGTCCGGTGCAGGCCCATCAGGTGGGCCTCGAACTTGGCCGCGGCCAACGCCCCGCGCACGTCGGGTGGGCGCTGGGTCAGGCAGAGCTGCTTGAGCATCTGGGCATGGCTGATGAGCAGGGCCCGGGCACCCTGCTTCTTGACCTTCTTCAAGTCGCCCATCATGTTCTGGGCATCGGCCAGGCGGCGGTAGCAGGTGGCCCGGCTGAGGCCAAATTGCTTGGCCAGCAGCGGCCAGGCCTGGTCGAAGGTGTGGTAGTTGAGCAGCAGCGCGTAGGCGGCCTCCATCTGCTGGTTGCGCAGCTTATCCGCCGGCGACAACGCCGAGAGCCCGGGGCCCGTGCCCTCGGCCTCCTCGATGGCGGCCGCGTAGATGCGCTCGACGGCCGTCGAGGTGGGCAGGCTCAGCCCGGGTACACTAGGCAGCTGCGGCGTGGACATACTCGTCGAGTTGGGCGGCAGTGAGCTCTACGCCGTTGCGGAAGATGGAGAAGGCGCGCTGGTTGTCGCGCATGAACTGGGCAAAGCGGCGCACGTGCACGTCGCAGAAGCGCGGATCCAGCTCCACGGCGTGGCAACTGCGCTGGGTCTTCTCGCAGGCAATCAGCAGCGAGCCCGAGCCGCCAAAGCCGTCGAAGACCACGTCGTCCTGCTTGCTGGAGCAATCGAGCAGGTACTCCAGGATGTCCAGGGGCTTCATGGTCGGGTGCTCGGCATTGCGGGTGGGCCGGTCGAACTTGAGCACGGTCGTTTGCTTGCGGTCGGCGTACCAGGGGTGGGCAGCTCCCTCCTTCCAGCCGTAGAGAATGGGCGTGTGCTGCTCCACGTACTCCTGCAGCTCCGAGAACCAGGGGTGCGGGCCCTCGTCCTTGTAGCCGTAGAGAATGGGCTCGTGCTGCCAGTGAAAGTCCTGGCGGCTGAGCACGAAGGCCTGCTTGACCCAGATCAGGCACTGCGAAAGCTTCAGGCCGGCCTGCTGCAGCATGTCCCGGAAGCTGGCGCCCTCACTGTCGGCGTGGAACACGTAGAGGGGCGCCCCGGGCTCCATGTGGGCGTAGGCATTGGAATAGAAGTCGTAGAGAAACGCCCGGAAGGCGGCGCTGTCCATGTTGTCGTTCAGGATGGTAAGCGCCTCCTTGGTGCCGCCCTCGTAGTTGATGTTGTAGGGCGGGTCGGTCAGCGTGAGCCGGATGCCGCGGCCCTGCAGCAGCGCCTGCAGCACATCGGCCTCGGTGGAGGAACCACACACCAGGCGGTGTGCCAAGTCGCGCCCATGGCTGCGAAACTCGTACACGTCGCCCAGCACCGTGACGGGCATTCTGGGCAGCACCGGGTCGAACTCCTGCTCCTCAGCCGGCGGCAAGGTAACGGCCGACAACGCGGCTAGCGCCTCCAGGGAGGTAGCATCCATGATGCTGGCAAGGTTCAGGTGGCTGAAGTTATCGAGCAGGCTCTGGTAGTCCCACTGGCCGGCCCCGACGTTCGAGGTGACGTTGTACTCGTCGACTTCGGCCTTGGTGAGCAGGCGGTTGGGCACGCGCACGTCGATGCGCTCGTCGCCACGGCCCAGGTCCACGAGCACGGCCAGGCGCTGGTGGCCGGCCAGCACCAGGTTGTCGGCGTTGATGGCCGGGATTTCGGCCAGGTTGAACTTAAGGATGCTGTTGGTGAGGCGCTGGCGGCCTTCCTCAGTCAGGATCCGTGGGTTGTAGTCCATCGGCACCAGGTCGCGCACCCGGCGCTCCTGCGTGCTCCACTTCAGGGGAATCAGTTGTTCAGACACGTGTAGTACGATTTAGTTTGGTTCGGATCAGGTCGATATCGGCCTCGACGCCGGGCAGCTCGCCGGCGCGCTTCTCGTTCTTGCGCAGTTTGGCGCGCAGGGCCACCAGGTTGCTCAGCCGGCGGCGCAGCTCGCCCTCGTCGGTGATGTCGGCCAGCGCCACCGGGCCGGCCGGCAGCTGGCCATGGGCCAGCACGTGGTCCTCGAGCTTGAGTAGCCGGGTCACCTCGTCGCCAATATCCAGGATCCGCAGCGCCGCAGCACCGCGGGCCTTGCGCCCCAGGGCCGTGAGCTGCGCGTGCAGCTGGCTACGCTCATCCCGCAGGGCCCGCAGTTGGGCCCGCACGACTGGTAGGTCGGGTGCGTCGACGTGGGTGGTCACTTGCGCGGCAGGTGCCGGCACTGGGGCAGGTTTCGACACTGCAGGGGCTGGTGCCATGGGCGCTGGTGGCGCCGGGTTACTGGCCAGTGCCTGCAGCTCACGTCGCAGCACCTGGCGGCTGTAGCCAGTGGTGCCGGCGGCGAAGAGTTGCTGGTACACCGGGCTGCCACCCAGCTGCGCATATAGGGCCGCACCGGCGGCAAAATCAGCCGGCTGGGCCAGCCAGGCGAAGAGTTCAGGCGGTATCATACCCCAAAGCTGCCGCCGGCTACCTCGGCTAAAAAGGACGCAAAAAAGCCCGGAGCACTGCCCCGGGCCTTTCCCTCTCCCACCGTAGTGCTCCCGCCTACGGCTCCTTATCCTACGCCTGGCGGCTGTTTTGCTTTGCGCGTCTTCTTGGCCACCAGGTAGGTAAACTGAGGGTCCTGTACCAGCTCCTCGACGTCAGCCACGGTGAGCTTGGTCATATCGATGCGCCGGCGCGGGTTGTGGAGGTCGATAACACAGGGCGGTATAGTGGCTGTGTACTTCTCGGCAACTTCGGGCCGTAGCCGCTGCTGGTACAGGGATTTCGTTGCCATGGCCTTAAACCGTTGGTGTCGGCTTATGCACCACGTTGGCCTTGTAGAGCTTGATGGCCGTGGCGTAGCACTCGCCCTTCACCATAGTGCCGCGGCGGCCACTGGAGAGCTTACCCGAGCCCCAGCTGGGCGTCAGTTCCACGGGCAGGCCCTTGGCCCCCACCTGGATGTAGGTATCGTCGGCGTCAGGCACCAGCATGATGCCGCCGATGTTCTTGACGATGTTGAGGAATTCCAGCGACTCGGGTTTGTTGCCGGGGTGGAAGCCTTCGAAGCTCACCTTCAGGCCGCGGCCGTCCCGCTCCCCGACAATCTCGGCCTTGAGCTCGTTCGAGTCCAAGGTGATGTAGATTTCCAGGAAGCCGTAGCCTTCCTGGAAGGTGTGCGGCGTGGCAATGACGGCCGACGTGCCCGGGGCTGCAGCGGCCGAGTAAGCCGGGGCCGTGGCGATGGTTTCAAACCATGACTCGGCCGCCCAGAGCACGTAGCCGCGCAGGCCGGGCGTGTTGTCGACGCCTTCCAGGCCGGGCAGTGACGTTAATTTAGACAGATCCATACGGGTGCTGTTTGACGATGGTCGAATGAGTTTAGGGGCTGCAAGGCAGCTTAGGCTTCAGCCTCCGTGCCGGCACCCGCTTTGGCCTTGGGCTTGGCGGGGGCCTTTTCCACCGGCTGCAGCAGGCCGCTGTTCTTCTCCACCAGGTACTTCAGCGACTCTTTGTCCTGCCCCAGCTCGGCGGCCTTCACCACCTTGCCGTTGATGTTGAACTGCTTGGCGAGCACGCGGTACTGCTTCTGCTCGTAGCTGACGATGGTCACCTCGGCCTGCGTCTGGGCCGCTTCGGCATTGGCAATCACCTCCGACTGCTCGGTGATGATGGTGTTCTGGTCGTCAACCAGACGCTGCTTGGCCTCCAGCTCAGCGGTGAGGCGGGCAATGGTTTGTTCGGGGGTTTCCTGGGCCATGATGGTGCCGTGAAAATGCGTTTATGGATGAAAAAAGGGGCTCACCAGCGGGCCGGCACCCTGCTGTAGGAGGCCGGCCCGGGGCGAGGGGTTAGCCCAGATCCTGGTCGTTGGTGAAGACGATTTCGGGGATGATGAAGCCGATACCCATGCTGAAGTCGGTGAAGAACTTGAGCAAGCGGTCGATGCTCTCGACCATGATCTTGGACTGGTTCTGGATGCGCTTGCGCAGCACGATGGCGTTACCCTTGGGCGTGCACCAGATTTTGCTGGTGCCGCGGTGCGAGGTCAGGCCCTGCACCGTGATGTTGGTCTTGTGGATGGTGTTGCCCAGCTCCCCACCGCCGGTGTTCTTGCCGTACTTGCGCTCCTGGCCCCGCAAAAAGGCCCGGGCCACGGCCGGCGAGGTGCCCAGGATCATGGGAATGTCCCAGTAGTCCTGGTGGATGCCATCGGCAAACTTCTCGAACTGCTCCACCAGGGCCTCGGGGTTGGTCACATCCAACGCACCGGTGATGATGGGCGTGATACGGCCGGCCGTCACGTGGCCGTTGATGGTCTTGCGCAGGCCGTCCATCGACGTGCCGGCAGCGCCGGGGGTGCCGGCAACGGGGGCCACGTACACCCCGCCGTAGATTTCGTGGTGCTCGATGTCCTGCTTGATCTGCGGAATCAGGTACACCTCGCAGTACCAGCGCACGAAGGGCCAGGTCTTGCGGTCGATGTCCGCGTCAAGGCCGTCAAGGAAGCCCAACCAGGTGGCTTCGAGCTCATCCGGATATTCCTGCGCATCGACCTTCATCTTGAACTGCTTGATCTCCACGGGCGTGAACTCCACGCCGGCCAGCGGGGTGAAGGCTTTCTGGAAGGGCTGCACCACGCGGCTGAACATCGTTTTGGCGGCGCGCCAGATGGTGTCGTCCGTGTTGATGGGCGTGAACATGCTCTCGGTATTGGTCGTCGAGCGCAGCAAGCTGTACAGGCGGGACAGGTTCTGGCCCTGGTTGAGGTAGTAGGCGCCAAACTGAGCGACGACCTGGGTGATAGTTAAAGCCATGAGTGGTAACGAATAGAAGCAAATGGGTGAAAAAATGAGGGAAGTGGCGCCGGCTTAGCTGAGCATTTCAGCGTGCAGGGCCTCGACCAGCTTCTGGTTGGCCTCGGCATCCGAGGGCTCATCGGCCAGGTCGTTCTCGCCGGGCGTGCGCACGGCCGAGGTGTGCTCGGCACCGGGCGTCTTGCCCAGTTTGTCGGCCCGCAGCTTCTGCGCGTCACGGTCCTCAGTGAGGGTTTTGTTGGCCGCTTCCAGGTCCTTGACCTTCTCGCTGGCTTGGGTAGCAGCCTGCTCAGCGGCGTCGACGCGGGCGGCCTTCTCGCTGAGCTCCTCGTAGGTGGCCGAGTTGATCAGCGCGGCACCGGTGATGTTGAGGCCCTCCAACTCCGTGTTGGCGGCTTCGGCTTCTTCGGCCGAGACGGTTTCTTTGCCCACCAGCGCCAGCATAGCGGCGCCCAGGGTCAGGGGTGTAGCGGTGGTTTTGTTCCCGAAAAGCTTCATGGTATGTGCTTGAAAAAGAGATGTATGGTTACTTGCCTGCGCCGCCGGCCTGCACCAGGCGCACGCACTCGCCAATGGCATCCGAAAAGGAGCCGATGGCGTCGATGAGGCCAATGTCGCCGGCCTGGCTGGCGAAGAAGGTTTTGCCGGCCGCGGCACCGGATTTCTCGAAAAGTTTGGTATCGAGGCGGCTGCCCCGGTTGGTGCGCACGTCGCCCAAAAAGCCCGTGGCAATGGCCGTCAGGTTGGCCTGCACGGCTTTGTAGTCGCCTTTGGCGGCCGCGGCGAAGTCGGCATTCTTCTGCTTTGACTGCTCGGCATACACCTCATGAAACTTCACGCCCAGGCTGGCCAGGTAGGGCTGCACGTCCATCCAGCTGGCCATGATGCCGATGCTACCGATGGTGCAGGTTTCGTGGGTCACGATGATGGTATCAGCCGCCGAGCCAATCCAGTAGGCAGCTGAGCACATCAGCCCGTCCTCACACAAGGCCACGACGGGTTTGCCGGCGGCCTGACAGGCCTTCACGCCATCGACGACGCTCTGGGTACCGAATACCTGGCCACCCGGCGAGTCGATGCGCAGCAGTACGGCGCTGATTTCCGTGTCGCGGGAAGCCCGCTGCAGGTCATTGGCCAGTGACATCAGGCCCCGGGGCCCGCACTCCTGGTCGGCCTTCATCAAGGGCCCATTCACGCCCATCACCCGCACCACAATGCCATCCGTGCTGCCGGCAGCGCCGCCACTGAGGCCAGCGGCCGCGCGGGCCGCGTAGCTGATGCCACCGCGGGCCCCGAGCGTGGCCACGTAATCAGCTGGAGCTGCGGCCGCCCGCAGCTCGGCCATGTTCTGGTCCGCCATCAGGGGCGCACTACCAGTGAGCAGCCCAGCCACCAATGGCAGATAGGACTGCGCGTGCTCCAGGGACATGGCCCAGGGCGAAGAAGAGAGTCGTGCGATTAAACCAAGCATCGTTCAGGAGTGAATGATGCAAAGCTGCCGGCGCCACAGCCCGGCAAAAAGGACACAAAAAAGCCCCGGCCGGGGAGGTCGGGGCTTTGGGTCAGGGGCGCAAATAGCGTCCTACGACCAGGCCGCAGCAGAAGGCCACCAGCGCTACCAGGCCGATAATAAACCAGGGGTCGAGCATCAGGCGTAGCGGCCCATGAGCATGGCCTGCTGCATGTGCAGCCGAATCAGCGCGGGTTGGGACGGCGGGTTGTGTTCGGCCAGCCATTCAAACCAGTCGCCCTGCAGCATCGTGTCCAGGGTTTGGTCGGCGGCGTAGCGGGCTACCACGGCCGCCCATTCCTCGGGGGTATGGGTCGTGCGGTAGGCCAGGATTTCGCCGCTTGGGAAGGCCACCACCGTTTCGTTGTTGCCCCGCAACAGCACGGGGTAGGTCGAAAAGCCCATGCGCTCAATGAGGCTCCCGGCCCCGTCGGCGGTGGCTTCGTGCAGACGAACTTCCGTCTGCATGACCAGGCTGAACTCGCCGGCCGGGCTCTTGGCCTGCTCCAGCTTGACAAAGCGGGCCCGGCGGCAGATGCGGGTTTCGCCCAGCACCAGGTCGGGCAGGTCAATTTCGATGGGTTGCTGTTGTTCGGCGAATAGTAGCAGGGGCATGGCTAGACGGAATAGATGGTATTGTATTGGTTGGCCACTTGCTGTAGGAGCATAATGGCCTGTTCATCACGAAGGAAGGCAGGCCACCAGCGCACGTCGGCAATGTCAAGCATCCCGCCGCCGCCCAGAATTTCGCTCCCCAGACCGATGCGCGGCTTCGCCTTGGTGGTTTGCCCGGTCTTGAGCTGGCCATAGGGCCGGGAGTTGCTGAGCTGATGGTCCTGGATGTACTGCACGCCGAGTTCCATCCCGGCCCCTTGGCCGTTGGCGGTGCTGTCGTAGCGCAGCAGCATGGGCCGCCACACAAACTCCGTCGCCGCGGGCAGCGCCGGCTGGGCGTCATTGCTGATCAGGTGAATGCCGCAGCCGATGCCGGTGTGACTGGGGTTGTCCAGGCTGCAGAAGTCGTAGCCCTCGACCGAATAAACACTCGGGTTGAGCGTGGCCACCTCCCGGCTTATGCCCACCGGGGCCCGGTAGAGGAAGAACAGCGACCTGCTGCCCGCCCCGTAGAAGCCCGCAGGCAACAGAGTCTGCAACTCGATATACCCGTAGTAACCGCAGCGCAGGGCTACCACTCCCGCCCCAAGCTCCGGGGCCGCCACGGTGCCGACCGTGTTGACGGGCAACAGCAGCTGGCCGGTGCTGACCGTCACGCTGGTCACGGCGCTGCCGCTGGTGGCCAGCGTGCTTTTGTTAGGGCCGGCCGTGGCAAAGTGCAGGTACGGCTCCGGGATGGTCAGGCCGGGGGCTGCGGGCGCGGCGGCCGTATAGTAAAAGCTGTAGAGCGTCATCCGTTCACCTCCAGGGTTACCAGCCCGCCGCCACTCGCCGCCGTGCCACTGAGCAGCAGCTGGTCATTGAGGGCCGTCGTGAAGGGGAAGTTGACGGCCACGCCGTTCTTGGTGATGGTGACCCCGCTCACGTTGAGCAGGGAGGCGGCCGTGACGGTGCCCACCTTCTCGGACCGGTTCACATGCACCTGGACCTCTTGGGGTCCCGAGAGCGAAAAGGCCACAATGAATTCCGCCTGGGTGCTGTTGCCCCCGGTGCCGGCTTCCAGGTTGTTGATATAGGTTTTGCCCGTGGTATTTTCGGGCACCGTGAAGGCTTGGCAATTAATCAACAGCACATCCTGGCAGGAGGCGGGAATCGTGTTTTGGTTGCCGCCATAAATGGCATTGCGCAGGCCCCCGGCAATCCTATTGAGAATGCCGTTCACGATGGTCCCCAGAATACCGCCTTGGATTTGGTTACCGCTTGATTCCAGGTTGTTGATAATGATATTGCCGTCTTCGGGGTCGCCGACAAAAACGGCCGCATCCTGCCCACTGGTGGCCACGTCGAATTCATCATTCACCAGGTCATAGCTGCCCAGCTCCCACAGCCCCGTTTGCGGGTTAAACTGCTTGGCCCGCTGCAAATCGAACCGGCTGTCGTCGTCCATCTCCAGCCGCACCTCCGGCTTGCCGTCGGGGCGGCGCACGAAGAAGACTTTGTGGGCCGTGCCGGCTTCCTCTTCGGCATACGTGCGAGCTACGTCCAGCGTGATGCGGCCCGTCAGGGCGCTGACGTAGTCGGCTGATACCTTCTCCCAGTTCGCATCATTCTGGTCGCCGGTCGTGGGGGCCGGGATCGTGCCGTTGGCCGGCTTCACCAGCACCTTGCGGGCCTGCACAAACTCAGTGCTGCCGTTGAAAATCCACTTGGCCAGCTCGCCCAGGGCGTAGCCGTCGAATTTGGTGGGGTTGAAAAACTTCAGGCTGGGCTGCTGGGCCTCCTTCGACCCAGCCTCTACCCACTTGACCCGGGCCTCGCTCAGGTCCAGAACGGCATCGGCTGGAATGGCAAAGCTGCCGGCTTCCCCCTCGCCAGCATAGACGAGCGTATAGGTGCGCGGGCCCACGACCTTGCCCTCGTCGTCCTCGTCGGCCGTCACGGCATTAAGCACCAGGCAGCTCGTGCCCACGGCCAGAACCGTCACGGGCAACGTGTCGCGGCGGGTCAGGTCGCGCACCAGCTTTGGGCCACCGCGTACTTTATTGGTATGAGGCTCGCCACCTTCAGAGAGAAGCTTGTCGATATCGGCCGCAAACTCGCGAAAATCGGCCTCGACAATATCGAAAGTGTCGTTGTCTTTAAATCGGCCGAGCAGGTTCGCCCATTTGGGGCCAAACTGCGCCTTGGTAATCGTACTGGGCATTAGCTAATGGTGTAAGAGAGCTTGAATCCGGATTTGAGCACCACTGTTTTGCCCGGCGTAACGGTGGCCAGTAGGCGGCCGTCCGCCGTTTTGAGCAGCACGGTGCCACTTCCGCCCTGCTGCAGCTCCACGGCGTACTCCAGGCCGCGGCCACTCACGGTCCAGGTGCCACGGTACGGGCGGGCCCGGCGCACGGTCTCGCCCTGCAGCGTCCAGTCGAAGCCGTTGCGTTGGCCGAAGGGCTCCAGGCCCGAGTCGAACACGTCGGAGAAAACCAGCGGGTGCTCGGGCGTGCCCACCAGCTGCACCTGCCCGTTCATATCGCGGTAGAGGCACACGAGCTTGCGGCCCTCCAGCGTCTCCAGCCCGCCGGCCAGCCCTTCCGTGTGTTTGGCCAGGGCCCCGGTGAACTTCTGCGTCCAGCTCTGCCCGTGCTTGCCCTGGTCCTTGGGGGTCTGCTTGTAGCGCACCGAGCGGCGCACGCTCACGAGCTGGTACCAGGTAGCCCCGGGCAGCAGCTGCAGGTCGGCTTCGATGAGCAGCGGGCCCAGGGCCGGGAAGTTGACCAGGTTGCTGGCCTCCGTGTACCAGGCTGCCTCGACGCCGGCCACGTTCTCGTCGACCCGCTGCTCGAGGTTGCGCAGGCCAAAGGAATCGGTGTTTTCAGCCACTGGACAAATGGTAAAATTTTCTGGACAAACGCTTTAGTAAAATGGACAAACGCTTTAGCGATTTTTACACGCTCATTTGCCGCAGCCCGGCGGCCGGCAGCGGGGCAATGGCGGCGATGCGCGTCAGGTTCCGCTGCAGGTCCTTCAGGGCCTTACGAGGCGTCACGGCCGGGCCTTTTTTTTTGGAAGCCTTGCGCTCCTCGACGAAGCGCTGGTAGCTCTTAAGCAGCGTGTCGTAGGCAATGTCACTTTCCTCGAAGCCGTACTTAAGCATGAAGCACTCGATGGAGTACTTCACCTGGTTGCCCATGTCGGTCATCAGGTCGACGTAGCTATGCAGATCCTGCTTGAGGAGGCTATGCACGAAGCTATTAAAGAGGTATACGGTCTTACCCGTGAGGTTTTTCAGGCCAAACTGCTGGGGCGAATAGGCGCCGTAGCTCACCACGAAGCGGCCGGTGTACTTGGCTACCAGCTCGTCTTTGCGGCTATCCGTGACGGGCCGGCGCAGCAGCCCAAACAACATCAGCCCGTAAGGATCACTCTCCGACAAGCTGTACTCAGTACCGAGGTAGAACTGCAGATATTTTAGAATATGCGGTTTAACGGGAATTTGGAGGTTTTTCACAGGGTCGAGGGATTAGCGTTAGCAAACGTACCTGCGCTACACCCCGGGCCAAAGGACTCCTGGCACGGCGCCCAGGCGGGCACCGCAACGCGTAAACGTGTTTTCATAGTTCTTAGAATTGTACAGTGTTTGCAGTCGAACAATATAGCTAATCTTCAACGCCCTGCCAAAGGTTCAAATGGGCTATACCATGGAATAAATAGAGAAAATTACTTTGTTGCTTATGCAGTAGCATGCTATATCAGTTTAGCATAAGAGTCCAACTTAGAACCATAGTATACTTTTATTTCCTAGCGTTTTCTACTGAAGCTTCTCACGGCTTAGGCTACTATGACCTTTTCCAGGCCTAAAACTTTATCTTTCCTACCACTACGCTTATGCTCAGCGGCTGCTTAGTAGAGTAAACGCCTCGCTATGGACTTTTTTATCGTTTGGCTACTCATCAGCGGTAGCTACTTTGCCCTAGTGTGGCTCTTAGCTCGCGTACTCCCTGAACGGACGTATCCACTACTGAGGCGTCTGCATTGGCTCACCTCGGGCATGTGTTTGCTCACGGCCTGCATACCACTCTTGACTTTAGGTGAATGGACCTTCAAATCATGGGGGCCACTTTTAATTTTACTGCTTGCCAGCGGCCTGCTCGGCGGTATTCGCGCACGGCTCAAACTGACGCGCTCAACGCCACTCAGTACTATACAGGCCATACTAGTAGGCATCGCTGCGCCCTTATTGATTTCCGGCCTAGATAATTCTACCCCTTCCGATGTCGCCTACTCGGATAGCAATTATACCGTTACGATTAACACCCATGAATCCTTTCAGATTGACAATCTGATCTACACGGATGTAGAACTATATCGTACACACGGGCTCCTCTTTGAAAAGCCCATGGGCAAAATAGTCCTTGAGCATACGGGCAATAATGTGCCGGAACGGATGGAGTGGTGGCACGGTGTGTCCGCGCTTTCCTTTGACCCGAGCAAAAACCGCGGGGTGGCACGGCATAATGGCCAGGATGTGCCCTTTGAGGTCAACCCGCCCTACCACAATAACGGCGTACCGCCACCAGAGCCGCCAGCCGAACCAGTAGTTGTAGCGGAGGATTCAGTAGATGACAACAAGGTCTACACCTACGTGGAGGAGATGCCTAAATTGCTCGGTTACCCGGGCAAAGCCCTGACGCTGGAAGTCGCGCAAGCCGTTCTGGTATGGCTCAAAGTGCCCCGCGATGCACAGGAGGGGACACTTTTTTTAGGCTTCGTAGTAGACAAAACAGGTGCTGTGCGGAATCTGCATATTGCAAAGGGATTAAGCGCCAGTTCCGATTCAGCAGTGCTGGCGGCGGCACGACATATGCCGTCCTTCAGCCCCGGCCGGATGAACGGAAAGCCGCTAAATGTGTCACTGACCGTACCCATACAAGTGTACAAGTCTATTGCGCGAAGGGGAAAGCGGAATAGGCATTAGCTTATCCGTGTTCAGACGATTTCAAAGAACTGCTTCACGTTGTGGGCTGCCGCGTTGACCTTGGCCAGCAGGTTCATAAACGGCACATCGTGGGCATCTTGGGCCGAGAACAGCCGGGTCTGCAGGTAGAGCGAATTGAGCAGCACCACCTCGTGCACCTGCAGGTGCCAGCGGCGGGCCTTGAGCCGGCGCATCTTGTCCCGGGGCCAACTGCCGGCGGTAAGGCGCTCGAGCTGGCGCAGCAGCCGCGCCGTGGGCTCGACGCTGAGCAGCTCCAGCACGTAGAGCGGCCGGCGGCTGCTGTGGTAGGTAAGCCAGTGGTGATACATCCGCAGCGCATGGCACAGGGCCACGGCTTCGTCCTGGTGCAGCAGCAGCACCTGGTCGTGTTGGCGCAGGTTCATCCTACCCAGACCCCGTTTTTTACCCAGACCGCCTCCTGGGCGCCCGTCTGGTTGTCATAGAGCACGGCTTCCTTGACCGTGGCCCCCATCTTCTCGACCATTTTGCGCAGGCCACGGATGCCGTACTCGCGCGGCTCCTTGACCTGGTAGCGGCCGCTGGTATCGAAGGAGGTAAAGTGCTTTTTGTTGCCGTCCTGCCACACGACCCACACCCGGGTCAGGGCCTGGCTGCGCATGTGGACGGGTGGGGCGGTAGAGCGGATTTGCTGGGTATTCATCGTAGAAAAGATGTAGGTGTAAAAAAGGTAGGTTAAGCCTCAGCGCCGACGGCCATCGTGGTGGCCAGGCCCAGCATGCTCAGGCGGGCATGGTAGAGGTAGAGTCCTTCCTCGCCCCCGATGCGCTTGACTTCGGTGCGGTGGTACCAGTGCAGGGCCAGTATATCCTTGCGCTTGGCGCGGTCCGAGGCCGGCACCTTCTCGCCCCGATCGAGGCTCTGGCGCTGGCGCAGCTCGGTCTCGGCCAACTGCAGGGCGCGGTCCAGGGCCGTGAGGCCACCCTTGGGGCGGTTTTGCTTCTTGGCCAGCCACAGGCGGGTGCCGGCAAAGCCCTTCTCGTTTTCGGCGTCGAAGTAGCCGCGGCCGCGGTGCACCATGGCATAGGGCAGCGGCAGGTAGCATTCCTGCGGATCCGGGTGGCGCTGCACGTATTCGCGCACCAGGACTAGGCGGTCGAGCAGGTACCGGTGCACCAGGTCCCACTTCGCCGGCGCCGCCGCGGTGAGGGCCGGCTTGTATTGGCCTTGCCAGATGGCGCGCAGAATCTTCTGCTTCTCGGCCTCGGTGAAGTGGTGCGTGGGATAGAGCAGCAGCTTGGCCATCGTCCAAAACTCGACGACGAACCGGTCCACCCGGGCCGTTTGCTGGGCTTCTGCCGAGGGCTCCGGCGCGGCGGCCTGCTGGGCCGCCCGGGCCGCGGCGCGCCCCCTGTGCCGAGATTTCGACGCCTGGCCGGCGTCGGCCGCCCCGTCGCGGTGGCCCTGTGGTTCCAGTAAGGGGGTTCCTGTCGGTTCCTGGCCGGGTTGGAGTGCCGACTTATCCACTGGAACGACTTTCCTTATCTGAGTTTCTAGTGTTTCAAGAACCTCAGTAGGCGGAAAATATTTACCGTTTGTGGATAAGTCGGAGGGGTTCAGGGTGCTTTTGGAATCGGCACTGAGGGCCGTTTTGGGGCTTTCCACGGGCATTTCCCACACAAGAGCAGGGTTTACCCACAGGTAGAAGCTGTGCTCTCTGCCGCGAAATTTGTAGGCCGTAATGAAGCTGTGGGCCTTGAGCTGGCGCAGGTGGTTGCGCGTGGTCCGGTCGCACACGTCGCGGGCCTCCCCTAGCTCGTGGCCGTTGACCTCGATGCGCGGGCTCAGCAGGCCCGTGTCGGTCACGAGCTGGTCCCAGAGCAGCGGCGTGGCCAGCATTTGCTGGGCGGCCGCGCGGGCCCGGGGCAGCAGCACCTCGACCAGGGTGGTCTTGGCCCCGTCGCAGATGACGCGGGGGCCGTAGCGGGCCACGGTGCGGGTGGTGCCGGCCTTGGGGCCGGTGGTATACACGCGGGTGTGGGTCTTGATGGGGCGGTGGGCATTCAGGGCCGAGACGCGCTTGTGCACGTCGAGGCGGGCATCTTTGAGGGAGCGAAGCGAGGGGAGCATTGGTACTGGAGCGTGGGTAATGGTACTTCCCCGTTGTAAGGCGGGGTCTGAAAAAGGCGATGGGGAGGCAGCGGAGGCGGGTATTCCTCACGCTGCACCATCGCCGAGCTGCGTTGCGGCAGGCCCTGTGGTTCCCTGGCTGGCCACGATGCCAGCCCTACCCAAGTGGTAGCTCTTCTGCAGGCAGGGAAAGGTGGGTTCGGAGCGGTGGGGCCAGGTGGACCCACTCCGGGGTATTACCCCTCCCCTGCTTTGACTTGCTGCAGAATTAGCTCGCCCTGCACCTGGTGCAGGCGGCGCTCGTAGCGCTGCTTGTCCTGCTGGGCCAAGGCCAAGTCGGAGGCATACAGCACCGGGTTCTGGCGGCCCTGGGCCAGGACGAACTCCACGGCCTGGAGCTGGCGGCGCAGGGCGGCGGCTTCGTGCTCGAGGCGGACGCGTTGGCGCTGGTGCGGGTCGGCCACGGGCAGCTGCTCGAGCGAGAGCACCTGCACGGGCAGGCCGGTTTTGAGGCGCAGCAGCTCGGCCGCCGTTTGGGCCTGGGGCAGCGTGGGGTCGGAGGTGTAGAGGGTGATGGTCTGGAAGTGCATAGCAGTGGCGCGCCCTACGAGGCCAGGCGCTGGGGCGGCAGGGTGGGCAGGTCGGCGGCGGTAAAGCCCATCTTGGAGCCGTAGGCCACCAGGGCGGCGCGGGGCACGCGGTAGTAGCCGTCGGAAAACTCCAGGGCGAAGAGCGTGATGCGCTTGCCCTTCAGGTCAAACTTGCCCTCGGTAATCCATTTCTTGACGGTTCGCACGCTGGTGCGCGTGGCCTTGGCCACTTCGTCCAGGGTGAGGTACTCGTCGGCGGCGACGGAGGCGGGCTGGGCGGCGGCCAGGCGCTGCTCCAGCTTGAGCAGGAGCTGTTCCAGGTCGCCCTTGGTGGCTATTTGGTTGGCATCGACGGACATGGCAGGGCAGTCGAGGAAGTGGATGAATGGGGTAGCTTGTTGGCGGTGCGCAGGCGCTGGCGGGCGGCGTCGAACTGGTCGTTGGCCAGCAAGAGCAAGCGCACCTCGCGCAGGCGGCGCACCTGGGTCGTGGCAAAGCAGACGGTGGGCACCGTGGCACCGGCTGGCAGCACGCCCATGCTGCACCCGGCCCAGTGCGCGGGGCCGGTGGCGGGATGATGGTGGGCGTACTGGAAGTGGAACTGCTCGCCGGTGAGGCCGGTCCAGGTGCCGGTGACCAGCGAGAGGCTGGGCGTGGGCGCGGCCTGCTCCCAGATGGTGAAGCCGAGCCCGCGCAGCAGCGCAGCCACGGAGGCATAGAGATTGCGGGGGCCGGGCGGGGTTTCCATCAGGCAGCCTGGGGCAAGAGCAGCCGGAACTCGCGGCGGCAGTCGGTGAGGTCGATTTCGCGGATGCCGGCGGGCAGCGCGTCCACCAGCAGCACCTCGTCCTGGGTGCGGCCTTCCTCCTGGGCCGAGCGCAGGGCCGCGGGCATGGGGCCGCTCACGTAGACGGTGAGGTGGCCCTGGCGGTAGCAGTAGCCCAGGATGGGCTCGGGCGCGGCCACCAGGGCGCTGCCGGCGGGCAGCTCCTGCACGCGCACCCGCTTGCCGGTGCGGGCATCGGTGAGCGAAACGGGCTTGGTAAACGTCTTTTTCAT